CGGGTGGATTGGAGTAAGCCATGCCTGAAGGGATCATTAAACGGCAGTTCTACGTAACAGAGAAGATCGGCCCAAAGCAGAGTCTGACTCCTGAGGGCTTCCTACTCTGTGAAGAAGTCCCAGTAGGGCGCACCGGGTTAATGATATATGGTCCCGGTGAAGTCCCGATTGAGCCAAACAAGGACGGCATTATCAAGATACAGCGTTCCCCGGAAGAAACTTTCAATCCTAAAACATTGGCAAGTATCAATGGTAAGCCGATGGTGGATGACCACCCGCCAGATGACGTGACTCCGGAAACATGGAATACCTTGGCGGTAGGGGTGGCTCTTAGTCCTCGGCGCGGAGTAGGCTCCACGGATGATCTACTCCTGTGTGACTTACTTGTTACTAACGCAGCAGCCATCAAAGCAGTGCAAGATGGCAAGCGTGAGATAAGTCTTGGCTATGACGCCACCTACGTCCCGACCGGTCTTGGTGAAGGCTACCAAAAAGACATAATCGTTAATCATATTGCGCTAGTCGAGAGTGGTCGCTGCGGCCTGCGTTGTGCTATCGGCGACCATCAATCAATTACAGAAGGAAAGGAGCAACAGATGACTAATCGTGTAAAAGTACAACCTGCTGTACGGCGTAAGCTGATTCAAGCTGCGTTCGCTACGCAGGACAAGAAGGCCTTGGATGAGGCGATGGACATGCCGGTAACAGATGAGAATGAGGAAGAGGTACCAAAGGATACTAAAGATGAATCCGGTGATACCCATATCCACGTTCATACCGGTGGTGATCCTACTACTACCGCTGCCGGGTCTGGTGGTGAAACTCATGATGACAGTATAGGCTCAGACGAGTTCCAAGCCCACGTATCCAAGAATGACGCAGACCATAAAGAGTTCCGGGACGCTATTGCTGATCTTAACTCCAGAATGGCCGCTATGTCTGGAAGCACTCCTGCTAATCCTGCCCCGGCTGCTGACGCGGCTGAGGAGGAAGAGATGCAGGAAGCCGTCAAGGATGAGTTTCCAGATGATAAAAAAGAGGAAGCAGGCAAAGCCCGTGACTCTGTCTATCTTGGGGATTCATTTACATCGACTATGGCTCTGGCTGAAATCTTGGTACCGGGTATCTCACTACCAACGTTTGATCGTGCGGCTAAACCAGTAGTAACCACTAAGGCTATCTGCGCACTACGTAAGAAGGCCTTGGATCTGGCTTACCATCAACCAGCTACCCGTGACATTGTTGAAGAACTGCTCAGTGGTAAACCAATATCCTGCTTGAATGATATGACTTGTATGCCAGTGAAGAATATTTTCAATGCTGCTGCTGCCATCCGTCGTCGTAGTAATAACGATAGTGGTAAACAGACCAGCGTTGTAAATACCAACAGCGCACAAGGTAACCATATCCAGTCAGTAGCTGATCTTAATGCCAAGAACAAGGCTTACTGGAAAGCTCGTACTTAACAAATTTTAATTGATATAAGGAGACGTAAGATGAAGAAATTTAAGTTTTTGTTTACTGCGTTGGTTGAATTGATGATGGTGGTTGCAAATGCAATCAGGTCACTTTTCACTAACCAAACTCGAGTACCCGAAGCCATTGGTCCTACTCGCCGTATGCGATTCTGCGATACGGTTAATGGAGTAGCATTCCAGTACCGCATGGGTGCGGGCTTTCCCGGTGATGTAAACCGCAGTCACCCGGCCAGCATTGAACCCATGCTGGTAGACGCTACTTCCCCAGTAACTGCGTATGGTAACGTAGGTATTCTTGATGCTACCACGCAGGGTCTGCGAGCTATTGCTGCCGGTGACCAAAGCAATACAGTCCTGCTGACTCCATATGCTGCGTTGGTGCGTCCTTATCCGTATCAGCCTGCTTCTGCCAGTAATTTTGGTGCGGCTACGTTGGGTGCGGCAGTTCCTCCTATTACAGGGGTGATAGATGGTCTGCGCTCTGGCTATATCATGGCTCAACTTAACTCAGGTGCAGGTGCTGCGGTTAAAGGTCAGCCAGTATTCGTATGGGCAGCCGCTACGGTAGCGGGGCATCTGATCGGTGGTTACGAGACGGCTTACTCTGCGGGGAATACGGTTCAGTTAGATGCTCGCTTCACCTATAACGGTGGGGCTGACTCAACTGGCGTAACAGAAATCTCATTCAACGCCTAATACTGATTAATTTAAGAAAGGAGCAACACATGAAAATGGAAAAAGTACCTGAACAAATCAGTGGTGGTAGTCGTATGCGATTTACTGACCACATGACCTTTGATAGCCCGTCCCGCACTATTGATGCCAAAGGTAATGCAGCCGGAGTTGGCCTCGGAGGTTCTTTCAAGACTTACGATGGCCGCACTGTAGACTCTACTGGGGCATTCTTGGTGGGTGAACTGGAACGTCTCGATATGACTCTGCATGAGCCATTGGTAGATGTTAGCTGGTCTCGTGATATTGACCTGCGTGAAGATGTGACGATTGCTGATGAAGTATCCAGCTTCACTAACTCAACCTTTGCATCACAAGGTGGTCTAGGAGCAGGTAATAGCATCGGTAATGGTAAAGCTTGGATCGGTAAGGCTACGGATCAAGTAACCGGCGTTGGTGTTGACATCAGCAAGACTCCCCACCCATTGATTCCTTGGGGCGTGGAACTGAAGTACACGATCCTGGAACTGGAATCTGCTGCCAAGCTTGGCCGTCCTGTTGATCAGCAAAAGTTTGAAGCCATGCAACTCAAGCACCAGATGGACATTGATGAAATGGTGTACATCGGAGATACGAGCCAAGGTCAGACTGGGTTGACTAATGATTCTACCGTTGTACCAACCAATGTAGTAGCGGGTGCTTCTGGGTCTGCTTTGTGGTCTAAAAAGACGGCGGATGAAATTCTTGCTGACGTAAATAGCTGGCTAACCACGGTATGGGCTAACAGCGCATGGGCAGTAATGCCAACCACTCTGTTGATACCCCCTGCCCAGTTTGGTTACATCAGTACTGCTAAAGTATCGCTGGCAGGTAATGAATCCATCCTGAGCTATATCCAACGCAACAGTATCCTTACCACAACTGGTAAAGGCAAGCTGGATATCTTCCCGTTGAAGTGGCTGATCGGTGGTGGCGTAGGTGGCACTCTTGGTACAGTCGGAGTTGACCGTGCCATGGTATACACCAAGGACAAGAAGCGCGTCCGCTATCCAATGACATTGCTGCAACGGACTCCGATTCAATTTGATAGTATCTATCACAAGACAACTTATTTCTGCCGTCTCGGTTGTATTGAAGTGGTTTACACAGCTTGCATCGGTTATTTTGACGGACTGTAAATTTTGTAATTTGAAAGGAGAGTGATTCGTTATGGTTCAAGATAAAAAGAAAACTGCCGCACCTGAAGCTACTACCCGCCGTAAAGTGGTAACCGAGAATGCCCCATCTGAGTTGCCGGGTGGAGCAATCATTCCAGATCATAATGCGCCAATACCGCAGGATGATCTGGTTACCGTTACTGTCCAGAAAGCATTTGTCCTGACCTTGGATACCCACCAGAAAGTCCCGTATGGTTCCGGTATCCAAGAGATGCCTAGGGAACATGCGGATCACTGGTGGGCAGTAGCAAACGGCGTTCAGCAGTACAAAGCCAAGAAGTAACGAGAGGGGTCACCATGCCTCTAACCCAGAAAACACCAATGGAACTTAAACACTCCATTGGTGCTAGTAACAAATGCAGTAATACTTTAGGAGGGGTCAGCCATGACTGTCACAGCAGCTAGCTTCGTAACTGATTACCCGGAGTTTAGTGACCCTACTAAGTATCCAACATCAGCAATTAACTACTGGCTTAATCTGTCAGTACTCCTATTTAATGCCCCACGTTGGTTTGATTTGCTCGACGTTGGGACTGAGTTGTTTATAGCCCACAACCTAGCATTGGAAGTCCGTGCTCAGGCAGACGCAGCCAATGGAGCACCTCCAGGAATGATTACCGGAGTGATTAACTCCAAGTCGGTAGATAAAGTATCCATAGGTTATGACACAGCAGGTGGGATAGAAGCTGGTGCTGGCCACTGGAACTTAACTATATATGGAACCCGCCTCATCAAGCTTATTAAAATGGTTGGAGCTGGTCCAGTGCAAGTTGGTATTGGTTGTACTCCTATGTATAGTGGGAGTGCTTGGTCAGGCCCAGACTGTATGCCGGGGTTCAGTAACTTTGGTAATTAGGAGTTTAATGATGGCACACATACACAGGGGTAGATAATTATGGCAATTCATATTCACGTTCATCGCAGTACGAAGGATTCGTCCGTGACTCATTACAATGAAACACTAAGAGAATCACTGGCCAGAGAAGTTCTTAAAATGGCCAGAGAGGTGGGCGACTCTAATGTCGCAGCTATGGCTAATCGCTGCATTGCGGCATGGCGGCTAGGGAAGAAGGCTGACGAGAACGACTGGAAGACGGTCAAGTTCTTTTACGAAGAAGCCCGCTAATTCGAGTGAAAAACGCCGTAACCAAGATC